CAGGAAGGGTTACATCGCCAACTTCAATGATGAGAACTATAACTCATGGAAGTTGAAGCGGGGTAACTTTTTTGATATGTTTGTGGTTGAGATGACTCCACTTGTGAAGGAATTTGAACCACTATTTGAGGTGAAGAAGCACAACCACCCGAAACTTCTTAAAGAGTTTCTGGGTGGGCGTGTATCACTAGAGACGCTCATCATTCTAGATGAGTTAGTCTCTTTCAGTAAGAATTGGGACAAACTATTAGAGGACGATATTGTATGGCCTGACCTAAAAAAATTTATGAATGATTATAAAAGGTTCTTGACAATTGACAAGAATAAGTATAGAATGAATTTATTAACATTAATTGAGGAGTCCAGAGATGGAACGAGTTGAAGGTTTCTTTGAGGCAAAGGTTGCCGAACTTCAAAACACTGTAAAGTCCCTACAGTGGGACAATGCAGAACTCACCAAGAAGAACGGTGAGTTGTCAGAGCGGGTCAAGGAACTCGCAATGATGCGTAACAACCGCCGACCTAATCGTAACCGCAAGTAGGAGAGAAGTGCCGCTGTAGCTCAGTTGGTAGAGCAATTGATTTGTAATCAATGGGTCAGGAGTTCGAATCTTCTCAGCGGCACCATTCTCTAGGAGAGTTTTATGATAGCAGATGTTCTTTTAGGTGTTTCAATAATTTGTCTAGTTGTGGTCAGCATCTTGGACTATCGTTGGAACAGACGTTTAGATGAACGTATTTCAGAGTTGGAATATAAAAACAAACACAGAATTTTTACTGGTAGTAAACCTACAAACAAATTATCATGACAGTAAAACTTATATCACATTCACAAGTACCCAAAGAAGGGTTCATTGGTATAGATACCGCACAAGACCTTATTGCATATTGTGCCCGTGTATCTAATCCTTCTAATCAGTTGAATAGAGATACCGCCGAGAAATTGGTTAGATATCTTATTAAACACAAACACTGGTCACCCCTTGAGATGGTCAGTGCGTGTCTTGAGATTGAGACAACACGGGATATTGGACGACAGGTATTGCGTCACCGCTCGTTCTCTTTTCAAGAGTTCAGTCAGCGTTATGCAGACCCGACTAAGGATTTGGAATTCGTTACCAGAGAGGCTCGTCTACAGGACGAGAAGAACCGTCAGAACAGTGTAGAGATTGATGACCCCAAACTACAAGAGGAATGGGACACTCTACAGGAGATGGTGATTGAGGACGCACGTTCTGCATACAACTGGGCAATCAGTAAGGGTATCGCAAAAGAACAGGCTCGTGCAGTTCTACCAGAGGGTCTTACCATGTCCCGCATGTATATGAACGGAACTCTTCGTTCATGGGTGCATTTCATCGAGCTTCGCAGTGGTCATGGAACGCAGAAAGAACACATGGAGATTGCCAGAGAGTGTGCAGTTGCAATTGCACCTATCTTCCCCATGATACAGGAATTTGTGAATGAATAAATCACTGGTCATTGGTAATGGTGAGTCACGCAAGTGGTTCAGTGAGAAACAGTATAGAGTTGATGCTGTCACATGGGGATGCAATGCAATCTATCGTGACATTATGGTTGACAACCTCGTTGCAGTTGACTATGCCATGCAACAGGAAATCTATCAGTCTAATCACTGGAGAGACACACAGTGTTGGTTTGCGAACTGGTCTATTCTTCCTGCTGATGTTGCAGAGATGATGTTCATGGGATACGATATTCCAGAGTCGTTTGTTCACAAGACACCTCATCGCACAGACCGTTGTGTTATCTCAGGTAAAGACCCTGTGACACTACAGGAGAAGATTGAGGTGGCCATGAAGATGAATCCAGACCTTGATATGGTTGACCTTCGTAACAAGATGGAGAAGGATGTTGGTGTCTGGATTACATATGTCGAAGAAGACGACAACATAAATACTATTGACTTTCCTGTAGGATGGTCAGCCGGAAATACTGCAATCCACCTTGCATGTCAAAGTGGTGCAGAAGAAGTTTATATCTTGGGATTTGATTTGTCAGCATATGATGAACCATTGAACAATGTATATAAAGGGACAGATAACTATCTGTCAAGTGATGCAAAAGGTTTTAATTCAGTCAACTGGATTAACCAGATGCAAACTGTTTTTACAGAGTATAAGGATGTTAAGTTTTATTGGGTTGATCCTGTGGACCGCTTCGGTCAAGAAGAGTTTTTTCTAACGGATCAAAATGGTAAATTTAATAATCTAGAGTACTTGACAAAAAGCAGTCTTTGTGATAAATTGAATATACTTTAACATACGAAAACATACGTTAACATAAGGAGAAAGATATGTCACTTGCGGCATTGAAGAAACAGAACAGTCTTGACTCACTGCTGGGTGCTGCCCAGAAAGAGTCTGCCCCTCAAGAAAAGAAGTCTTACGTTGATGAACGTCTCTGGAAGCCAGTCATGGATAAGTCTGGTAACGGATACGCAGTCATTCGTTTCCTTCCTGCACCAGAGGGTGAAGACATGCCTTGGGCAAAGGTCTGGAACCATGCGTTCCAAGGTCCAACAGGTCAGTGGTACATTGAGAACTCTCTCACCACTGTGGGTCAGAATGACCCTGTGTCAGAGTACAACTCTAAACTCTGGAACTCAGGTGTTGAGTCCGATAAGGAGATTGCACGAAAGCAGAAGCGTAAGTTGCAGTACTACTCCAACATTTATGTTGTAGAAGACCCTGCAAATCCTCAGAACGAGGGTAAGGTTTTCCTCTACCGTTATGGTAAGAAAATCTTTGACAAGATCATGGAGGCAATGCAGCCCGCATTCCAAGATGAAACCCCTGTCAATCCCTTTGACTTCTGGGAAGGTGCGAACTTCAAGTTGAAGCTTCGTAAAGTAGATGGATACTGGAACTATGATAAGTCAGAGTTTGCAGACCCATCTGCTCTGTTCGACAATGATGAGGAGATTGAGGCACTGTGGAAGACGGAGTATTCACTCGCAGACTTCACTGCACCTTCTGCCTTCAAGTCATATGACGAACTTAAGGCACGGCTCGATGCAGTTCTTGCCGGTACAGTAACGGTTGGTAAGGCAGTAGATGTCATGGAAGATGCACCAGTTGCAGAACCCAAGGTTGACACTTCCCCTGCACCAGCACCTACTGTGTCAGAGGAAGACGACGATGATGCAATGTCTTATTTTGAAAAACTCGCAAACGAGTAACTGAGTAAAGGGGGGAATGTGGTTCCCCCCTTTATTTTTTTTAAAAATCTCTCGACGTTCCATATGCAAGTCTTGGATATTTTGCATTTGTCAATGGTGCGCCAACTTGTTGTTGGGTGTTCTGGCTCTGATTTCTGTTGTCAGTGTTATTACTGACGTTATTTACTGTTACTCCCTGAGTTGCAATCTTTGACTTGTTGATTGCAGAGGTAATCATTGCCTCCACTCTTGGGTCTGCCGTAAACATACCTTGCATTGATGCCCTAGTACGTTGTCCAGCAGTATCTCTGAGCATTTCTAATTCTGGTGCTGGTCCTTGAGCACGCAATTTTGCAAGTTCTGCAGCATCTTCCTGTCTTCTTCTTTCTGCTCCAGGCCCAAAACGTGTCTTCCCCTCCAATTCCTTAATTCTGGACTGTCGTTTTTCCTCGTCCATTATCTGTTTGTAACTCATACCAGAGGCAGTGATTGCCATAACTGCGTTTGCTGCTTTGTTGAGAATTTCGTGTTTTTCTGCAAGTTTTAGAATGTCCCCGACAGGACCATCACTAATTAGTCCTTTGATAACATTTCCAAAAGATTCACTACCAAATCCTTCAAGTGCATTTTTCATCAATGTAATTCCACGGGCAGTTGATTCAATTGTGCCTGGGTCAATTGAACTTAACTGTTGAATTTGTTCTGTCTTTGCTCTAACACCAGCAGTTCTTGCCTCACTTATCTTTGTAAGAATGTTAGTTATACCCTCTGCAATAGAGCCTATGATACCCTTGACTGACTTACCAATAGATTCAATGGTACTACCAAGTCCCTCAAACACGCTCTTGATTGTCTCGCCTGCGCTCTCAAGTAGTTTACCAAAAGGTTCAAATGCTGGAGATGCAATTCTTACTGCTGCAGCAATACCGTTAATGGCAAGAGTTACCGCCGCCAGACCGGCAAGGGTTGCCGGGTTTGCAATTGCAGCAAGTCCACCGGCCATACCCTTGAGGAGTGCGCCGGCACCAGCTCCCACACCCTTTCCTACACTAGCAATGGATGAACCAACTTTACCAAGTGCGCCCCCACCTCTTACACGAGCACCACCTCTTCCACCAGCAGGAGCAGAACCACCTTTACCACCAAGATTATTTGCAACTCCACCAAGTCTCGTCCCAAGACTACCAAGACCAGCCGTAATTCCTTTTACTGCTAACTTTATTGGACCAAACAACTTGGTCAATGCACTCGCCTTGAACGCAAGAGCAACCCCACCAAGCAAAACACCAAGAAGAGCTGCGCCCTCTCCGAAACTTATGTCAAAAGAGGATAGACGTTTCAACAAACCATCTGGACCAGTGAGATAATTTGTCAAATCCTTAAAGGTATCACTTTGTAGAAACTCTCCAAACGCATACAGTAACGCACCAAACGCAATACCAGATAAAATCGCTAGTCCTGTCTTTCCTGCTTTCTTCGCAGTGTTTATTGCATTGTCTTTTAGTGTTGTGATACCGCCTGCAATTTTTCCAAGAAGTGATCTATTCTTATTCTCATTAGCCTGTGCATCTGATGCCGTTTCGTCTGCTTTTGCACGATTACCTCTTTCCGCGTCTGCAATACTTTTTTGTTGGTCTGTTAGTGATTGAATTGCCTGGGTTGTTGCATCTTGGGCATCATTATTTTCTTTTTCTGCATTTGACCGTCGAGTTTCCCAACCCTTTCTTGCAGCCTCTGCCATGGCAGCCCGTCTTGCCTCTGCTGCTGCACGTTCTGCCTCACGTTCTTCGGCAGTCATCATACTCAGACGCAACATTTCTGTCGTCTGTTGCTGTGCTTTCAGAAGTTCTTTAAAATCGTCAGCCATGTTTCATTCTTCTTTCTTCTTGTTCCATGCGTTTATTTTCTTCTTCAATAAACTCCATTAACAATCCAACATAGATTTCTCTTTCCCAAGGCATCATATCTTCCAATTCACTCAAACTATAATTATGATGTTGCATCATTGCAAAATTCGTCTTATAGTAATTGAACGTACTGTCATGAGAAAGAGCTAGTCTAAAAAACTTTCAAGTCCCTCCAACAATACTTCACTTTTAACCTTAGTCTTTGGGTTTGTCACATCAACCACATGACGTATTTTTGGCATAGTATTGAAAAACTCTGTTACCTTTTCAAACTGATCAGATGTCATCTGATCAACAAAAGTATCAAGTTCTTCATCTGTAATATCAATTCTGTTATAAATGTCCTCTCCATAGTGAATTTCTGTAATGCAGTTCTTCAACATAAAAAACACTTGTTCAAGTTCAGTTGTACCACTCATCATACCAACAACATCTGATAACAAAGGATATCTAAAGATAACCTTAATCTCATTACCAAGGTCAACCTCTCTACTGTGTTCTAGAGATTGTTGGACGTTAATATCGTCAATCTTAATCTTCTTCGCAACTTTAGTTTCACCATCATCAGGACAAGTAATGTTAACCTCTACTGTCTCACCAACTGCCTTTGCTCGAATCTGTAGAAAGAGATATTCAACATCGAACATTGGTGCAGTTGTTGGATCAACTTTTTCAAATGTGCAGTTCTTAACAATGTCACCCATTGCAGCCGCCATCTGTGTATCCTCACCCGACTCTTGAGCCAACATAAGAATTTTTTGTTCTCTCACAAGGAATGGTCTATACTTGATCTTCTCCTGTGTTGATGGTAGAACCAGTTCATACTCTGGTGTTTTCAGTTGTGGTAATGCCATAATATCTCATCCTTTATAGTCTCCGAAGCACTTTCGGTATATTACTTAGTATCTGTCTCTCAACACCATTTGCCACTGTATCAATAACTCTGTCCAAGATATTTGGTGCCTCTTCATTGATATCCAATGGTGTCCAGTATCGAAAAGACATACCAACTGTAATCTTTATGTTTTCATTCTGGGAACTGTAACTTAAATCGGTGCCGTTAATGTTCTTGGGGAATGCATCCCACAATTTTACTCCATACCTTCTTTGGTCCTGTTTGTCGAGAAGATAGATTTCAACTGCACCAACATAGTCATTGTAGTACCCA